AGTTCGCGGTACACCTTCTCCGCCTGCTTCTTAGCGGCAGGATAGTCGTCGAAGGAGAAGGTCTCGTTGACGTCATGGCCGGTGTTCTCGGCTATACGGGCCAGTTTCTTGGCCGCTTTTGTGTAGAGTGCGTCCACATTCCTCGACACCTTGGCGAGGTTGGACAGGTGCTGCTTGTCGAATTCGTTTGCTTTGGGCATGGCATCGTTCAATTATCGTTTTTACATGGTGGGCTCGCCAAAATCGCTCATGGACTCGCGGCTCTCGTCTCTCTCGATCATGGCAAGTTCGGCGTCCACATCGTCCACCTCGCCAAGTTTCTTGATAGCGGTTCGGCGGGCCATGATGGCACGGCCACCGGTGGCATTGGTGAAGTTCTGAATCTGCTCGGCGTCATCGCGGATGTTGTAGGGCGTGATGACCACATCCACATCGAGCGCGTCGATGGAAGTGGCGATGCGGGGGAACATACGCCGCATGAAGGCTTTCACCACATTGATCTCGCGGTAGAAGGTATCCATCCACACACCGCTTTCATCCGTCACTTTCAACTGTCCGTCGATGAACATCATCTTGCGCGCCTCGCCGCTCATTGGCGTGGCCTTCATGCTCTCGAACGACATATCCGGCAACTGAAGCTGCACGAAGAAGTTCTGACGGATGGTGTTGATATGGAACTTCAGGCTGTCGATGGCCTGCTCCCAGGTTTGGTAGCCCGCCTTGGCACCGGCAGGATAGCGTAACACGTTGCGGGCCGCGCTGTCCTTCTGGTCTTCCTCCCCGAATTCGATGGGGTCATCACTGAACACCACCCAATTCGGGCGGCTGTTCTTGCGCAGGTAGTTGCCGTTGCGCGAGAGCGACCATTCCGCCTCGAACACGTTGCGGCTCTCATCCTCCCAAATCGGTTCGGGACGGTAGGCGTACACGCCGGGGATTTTACCGAGATAGATGGTCTCGTTCAGTTCCTCCTCCCAGTTGCGTCCCCTCATTATCCAGCGCATGTGCTTATCCTCGGTGTAGGTCTCGAAGTAGGTAACCTTCGAGCGGCCCACCTCGCGGTTATACTGCACAGAGAGTGCAATCAGGTCGTCGTACTCGTCGAAGAGCGGATAGATGAACGCGCCGTTCATGGGCGAGAATGTCTTGCAGCGCAGCTTCAGTCGGCTCTTCTCGCCGGCATAGTTCACGTCGGTCTTCTGGGTGTACCACACGGTGGCGAACTCACACGAGGCGTAGAACTGACGTCCGCGGTCAATGTTCACACTGTCAATCTTGTTCTTGCGGAAGATGGCCTCCATGATTTTCGCGGCCGTCTTCTCATCCTCGTTCTTGGGGTTGTAAATGCGCTTGACGGGAATGCCGAAAATCAGTTCCGTCATGCGCTTCACGGACAGTTTCTGAAGGCCCAGCGTGATGCGGCACTGCTTTACGAGCCCGCTTTTGGTCACCACATCCTTGTAAGCCTTGTCGGTCATCACCGGATGAAGGCTCGGCTCATACTCCTTCACCAGAGAGCTCCACGGAGCCACCGTGCGCGTCTTTACCATCAGTTCCGCGATGGTGCCGTTGGGGTCTTTCCCCTCATTCAGAATTTCGTCAATTGTTTTCATATCTCTGTCTGTTTTCAGTAAAAAATTTCTTCTTCGTCATAATCCCTCGGTCGGTTGTTCCTGCGTTCGGGCACCGCCGCACGGGGATAGAACGTGTTGGCCAGCGCGTCGAATTCGTCCGGAGAGTAACCCAGCCGCGCCTTGATGTCGTCCTTCGCCTCGATGAGGATGTGGCCGCTGCTGGAAAATGACCAGCGTACCTCGGTCGCCTCTTCGGCGAATGTGCCGCCTGGCGGAAGCATGGCGTCGTTATGGTTGTCGGGATCGAGCCACTCACGCACGCACCATGCCAGATAGGCGCGCATGTTGGCGAAGGTGTACTGGCCTGTTGTGTCGGTCAGCGCCTTGCCCTTTACGTCCTTCGCGCCCTCGCTGAACTTGCAGCTGTGAATGTTGCGCTTCTTCGCCTTCAGCCCTTCCTCGTCACACACCTCCATGCAACGGGAATACACGCCCGCGCCCTCGCCGATGGTGTCGATGAAGAACGTGGCGTCGGTGGTGCTGCGGGCGATGGCCATGATGTCTCCAGCCACGCGCATGTGGTCGGCCTTGCCTCCCGAATTGTGCTTGGCGAACTCGGCTACATAATTGTCGAAGCGGGAGCAGCGCACACTGTTGTCGCGTCCCATGCCGGCCACGTCGATGCCGTAGCGGCCTCCGTTGCGGTTGGTCAGTCGGAACCCCTTCCAGCGCTCCTGGGCCATCTCAATCCAATGCAACGGGATGAGGGCGTCATCCTCCACCTTGGGGAACTGGCCCAGCACCTTCTTGCGAAACAGGTCGCTCGGGCGGTACCAGGATCCTTCGAACTCAAAGTCATCCTCTTTTTCCGACACCTCCTCCCGTGTGATTGGATGGCACCAGTTGTCCACCTTGTCCTTCACCCACTCGTAATCCACCTGTCCGGGAATGACGCTGCGCTTCTCCACCACATTGGGCGCCGTGAGGCTGTTGAGGCAGAAGCGCTGCCAGCGGTCGGACTTCTGGCTCTTGGCCGCATAGCCCACCGTAATGTTTGGGTTGAACACTATCAGGATGCAGGCGTCGGACTGAAGGTTTCCCTCAATGGCCTCGAAAGTGTCGTCGGAGATACCGGAAGCCTCGGTCACCACGAAGAACGTGTGCACGGCATGGAAGCCGGACCAAGCCTCGTGGTTGTTTTCGTCGGCCTTGAAGCCCGTGAGGAACCATTCGTCATTGTCCATGCGGATGTCGTGGGTGGTCAAACGGCCAGGCAGCCAGTATCCGCGCCGCTTGGCACGGTTGACAAGGCGCTTCACTTCGGGTATCATGATGTTCAGTACCTGTCGGTCGGTGGGGGCGGTCATGGCCACCTTGGCATTCTCCACCAGTTCGCCCTTGGCGTTCCAGCGGGGCTTGAGGTAAAGCCAGCACACGGCACAGCAGGCGGACACGAAATCCTTGCCGCGGGCGGTACCTGAGCGGACGGACACGAACTTGCCCGTCTGCACGGCCCGCACGATGGCCTGCTGCTCCTCATCGAGCTTCACGCCGAACACTTCCCGGATGAAGTAATTCCAGTCCTTGCGACACCTGTCAAAGAACGCCTTGGCAAGCCCGTTTATGTCACTCTTCTTGCTCTCCATCCCCTTCAATCAGTCCTGTCTGCATCAGCGCGCTCTCAAACGAGATTTCGCCGCTCACCTCCTTCTTCTCCGGTGCGTAGAGGCCAAGCATCTTGCGGCGCTCCACCGAAGCGCGCAGCACCACGTCGAGGTAACGCGTGTCGCCGTAGCCGCCGTATTCCTCGCTGTACTGCGTGATGTTCGTGGTCTCTATCTTACCGGAATCCTTGTCCTTCTTGCCCTTGCGGGTGGTGCGGATGCGCTCGCCTTCCTGCTTCGACTTCTCCCAGGCCACCCACGCCTCGCGCATGACGTCGTCGGTGCGCTCCAATTCCAGTTGCAGGGCGCTGTCGAGGTTGTCGATGCGCGTCTTGCGCCATTCGGCCAACATGCGGTCCACATCCTTCTTTACCGTGCGCAGCGAGTAAGTGGGCAGGTTGAGCCGTACCATCACCTCCTCGCGCATGGCGGCGTAACTGTATCCCCGTTTGTAGAGGCCGGAAATGATGTCGATGCGCAGCTCCTGCATCCGTCTGTAATCCCTCATCGTCTCTCTCTTCTGTACCATAGTCATCCTCCTTTCGATTGTAACAATTCATCCAACAGGTATTTCCGCTTGTCGATGGAAGCCAGCCCCAACAAGGCGGCCACCTCATCCTCTCGGTCCTTGGGGAAGACAATGGTCACCTTGCCAGTATCCTCCGCATCCGTGGAGGCCTCTCCCCCATCCCCGTCTTCGGAGGCCTCATCGTCTGGCATGTCGGGCCACACATCGAGGCCCCAATCCGGCAGGCGGTCAGTGTCGAACTCGTTGGCCAACTTGTCCCAGTCCCAGGACCCGAACGAGGCATTGTCCTTTATCATGAACTGACGCAGCTCGTCGGGGGTGAGGTCTGTGGCACGCACGATGAAGGCGAACGGAGCCTCGAGCCACGTACCCCACCATTCCAGCAGCACATCGCGCTCACCCTTGGTCATATACATGAAGTCGGGCAGCGTGGAAAGGCGCTCCGCCAATCCTTCGGGGCTCATCCTTGCGATGGTCTGAAGGGCCTTTGTGCGCATGTTGCCGCCGTAGGCAACCATCCGTTTGTCGACCACCACTGGGCGGAGTTCCAGCATCTTTGGCAGCACCAGGATGGAATCCACCAGGCATTCGAATTTTGCCTTCTCAATCCGTCGGGGATTGTCCGCGTTGCAACGGAGCTGGGTCAGCTTTACCTTCTCTGTTTCCATATCGATGATTTTTACGTAAAGTTACACGTAATTATTTACATTATAGTTATTTACACTATTATATTAAGAAATTTTATTTAATTAAAGCCTTATCGGAAGCCCTGCACGCACCCAAGCCAGCAGCGCGGCGTCGCGCCCGTCCTGATTGGTGTGCCCCATGAGGCCCGTGAACCTGGCAAGTTCCTCGTGGGTGATTTTGCCGTCGCGCCCCTTCCAGCATTTCTTCAGCGGCTTCACCTCCTCCACCTTCATGCTCCAGTGGCGGCACATCTCCACTATCTTGCGTCCCGTCTCATGGTTTCGCCCCGTTCGGTTGCCGATGCTTGCCGCCTTGGCTCTCGAGGCGCCTTTGGTGAGGTGCCAGTTGTTCACGTTGAGCCAGCCGGCCTCCACCGCCACGGTCAGGTCGGCGCCGTTCTG